CAGACCAGATTTTCTCTATCAAGGACAGTCTCACGATTGCTCCCTCCGACCCGACTATCACCAACATTCAGATAGACCAGCTCAATGAAATCATTGACACGGACATCGAGGACGGTGATTATGTCATTAACGCGAACATCCCCTCTATCGCCCAGGCCGTGCTTGACTACTTCTACAACGCGGGTGCTACCGTGTCGTCTATGAAGGGTCAGACCGCTACCGACCTCTACGACGGTAAGGGCTACCTGGACCGTAAGGAAGTGTGGGTGTCCGTGCTGATTGAGAGCGCGAGCAAGCAGACCGCCGTGTGCTTCGCCCGTGTGAAGGTTATCGTCAACCCTCCCGCACGCGACGACAACTCCAACCCGGTTTACCTCAAATTCGCCGGCTACATCAACGCCAACCTCAAAGCGAATGAGGGCAACTTCGTTGTGTTGAAGAAGCACACCGTGGGTTAGTAGGCTAAAACCTATCCTTTCCTAAATCTCACCGGGGGCGGGCCGCAACGCCCGTCCCCATTTCTTTAAGAAGCTTATGAAACAACCAATCAGCGACGCAAGGAGGGAGTACACGGACATCGTGAATGACATCCCCACGACAGTTGCAATACCAGGTACAAAGAAGTCCGTCAAGGTGACGGGAATGAAGCCCTACACGATAGAGCGATTGACCGAGTTGTGGTGTTCCCGCGATATGACTATCAAGGAGGACAGTTCTGAAACTCTGCGCGACCTCTGCAAAGAGCCGTATTTCGCGGTGAAGGAGGCGTGCCTTTTTGTTCTGAACGGCTATTGGAGGATAAGGTTGCTTTTCCCTCTGATGTGGCGTATATGGGGCAAATTGAGGGGTTATACCGAGGCGCAGATGCTGCCTATCATAATGGAAGGTAAAAAAAAACTTCCGCTTACGGCACATTGGACCAATATGGCGTACTCGGTGGATATGAGGAACGATTGGATGAAGCTGACGAGCAAGGAAGCAGAGCAATACCGAGCCGAACTTCTCTCGGTTGCGAAGCGGCTTTCTGTGAAAAATTCCCACAGTACGGGGGAATCCGCCGCTTCTTCTTCGGCCTCATAGAAGAGCGCAGTTGGGGATATAGGTGCGTGCTGACGCTCCCTCAGATAGAGATTATGCAGTCTGACTTGCCGCATACTCTCTACAAGAAACAGAAGGACAGAAAGAAGGTTGTTGTTGACGACGAGGCCGTGCGCTTGCAGGAAGAGGCCAATAAGAGAGCCGCCGAGCGTAGGGCCGCAAAGAACGGGCAGCAGACCTATACGATAGACGAGTTGTTTGCCGATGCTGCCGACGAGTAGTAGCACGGCATAATTTGTAAATACCGACCCTATGGCAAAGATAGACGAGTTGAACTTTCAACTCATATTGGACGACAAGAAATTCAACAAGCAAGTCAAGTCTGACTTGAAGGCTGCGCAAGACCTCAACGCGCAGCTATCTACGCTTCTCAATGTCAAGTCTCGTATCACGGGCCTCACGAAGTCCGAATACGATTCTCTCAGCCGCGCCGAGAAGTTGGAGCATAAGCGCAGAATGGATATTGAGGCCGAAGCAAAGGCGGTTGCTGCAAGGAAGCTTGACGAAGCGAGGGAGGTTGAGATTCTCCGACGCTCCAACGGCCTCCACAAGACGCGCAACAGATTTCTGAGCGAGGCGGCAACATTGGCCGGCTCATACATCTCCATTATGGGCGCGACGAAACTCGTCAGCAACCTTGTCCGGGTTTCCTCGGAGTTTGAGTTGCAGAGGACTACGCTTCGCGCTATCCTGCAAGATGTCAACGGTGCGGACCGCATCTTCGAGCAGATTAAATCCCTCGCCGTTGTATCGCCCTTCTCCTTCCGCGAGCTGGTGACATACACAAAACAGTTGTCGGCCTACTCTGTGCCAATTGGCGAACTGTACGAGACCACGAAGATGCTCGCGGATGTGTCTGCGGGTCTTGGTGTCGGTATGGACCGTCTCGTGCTTGCATACGGCCAGGTCCGAAGCGCCGCATTCCTGCGCGGCCAGGAGGTCCGTCAGTTCACGGAGGCCGGCATTCCGATTCTTGACGAACTCGCAAAGCAGTTTGGCGAGATAGAAGGGCGCTTGGTTTCCGTTGGTGAGGTCTTTGATAAGATTTCCGCACGACAAGTGCCGTTTGAAATGGTGGCGAAGGTCTTTGAGGATATGACCTCTGCCGGCGGCAAGTTCTATCAGATGCAGGAGATTCAAGCGGAGACCTTGAAGGGTAAGCTCTCCAACCTCACCGATGCCTACGAGATTATGTTCTCGGAGATTGGCGAGAAGATGTCCCCGATGATGAAGAGCGCCGTGGATTGGCTGCGCTCTCTTGCCGAGAACTACGAGAGTATCGGGCGGACCATTCTCGAATTGGTTGTCACCTATGGCGTGTACAATGCCGCCCTTATCGCTACTGAGGTTATCACAAAGTCTTTCACCCTTAGCAATCATAAACTGCTTGATTCTCTCGTCTCTGTTGCCAAGAAGTTGAAGGGTGTTATCCTCAGCAATCCTTATGCCCTCCTTGCGGCCGGCGCAACCGCCGCCGCTTACGCTATCTACAAGGTTATCCAGGCGTGGACCGAAGAGAGCGAAATAATGCGGCACTATCAGCGCACCATTAAGGATATGGAGGCCGCGCAAGCATCCGAGATTGCTACGCTTGACACCCTCTACGCGAAGCTGAAACTCGCGAAGCAAGGCACGCAGGAGTACGACGATGCGCGGAACGCCATTCTCAGCAAGTATAGCGACCACATTGAGAATTTGCGTCGTGAAGGCGTTGAGGTGAGCAACCTTGCGAATATCTATTCCAATCTCCGTACCGAGGTCCTGGCGGCTGCGCAGGAGCGCTTTATGACGACTGCTATGGAGAATGCTGACGAGGACTTCGCCAAGAAAACCGAGGACCTCTATAAGCGTTTTAGCGCCGCTTTCGAGAAGGGGTGGAAGGGAACGGTAGGAGGCCCGAAGGGAATAAAGAACGCCACCGCCTTGCAGAAAGAGGCGATTTGGCAATGGATTACCGGCGTGAAGAAGTCCGACGAGGTGCGAAATCTTCTCCCTGCCGGTTGGCTTGGATTCTTCGATTGGATTCGCAAGGACTTCTCTGCTGCATCAAAGGAATATTCTCAGATTGTTTCCGATGTGACTGCGGCTCACCGTCAGTTGAGCGGTGAGATTAAAAAATCAACCGACCTTCCGAAGTTTGTTGACATCGTGCAGGGCATCCTCGGACCGAAAGACAAAAACTCCTTCAAGGGCATTTGGGCTGACGAGTACACGCAGTACAACGACTACCTTGAAACCCTCAAAAAGCGCTACTCCGAGCTGGGGCAGCAAATTCAGTTGGCGGGCAACGCCCAAGCCGACTATGTGCAGGGCTACAAGAACGAAATGGATGTCATACGGCGCATCGCGAAGGCTCTTGACCTCCCGACCTCCACAAATGTCTATGACTATGTGACGGGCAAGAGCGAATCTCACGGCGGTGGCCGCACGGAAAAGTCGCCGGAGCAGATTCGTATTGAACGGCAGATTGAACTTGTCAAGCAGCTTCGTGAAGCCTACGAGCAGCTTTCTCCGTACATCAGCGACGAGCGTATGGCCGGCACGCTGAGCAACATCTTCTCGGAATCCATTAACGACGAGGCGGAGCAGAACATAGTCAATGCAATGCACTACGAAGAGGAGCTTGTAGAACTCGCAAAGGAACTCGCAAAGTACGACCCCGAAGCGTCGGCGCGTCTCCTGCTTTCTATTGGTGCTGACGGTGCTAAGGACCTCGTGACTGAATACAAGAACGCCTACGACCAAATGAAGGCGTATGCGGACTTTATGAACGCTTGGAAGGCGAAGGATTTTGAGGTGGAGGGTAGTGGAATCCTCGTTGACTTGTCGAAGGTTGCATCAGACCTCAATACCAAGCTGAACGATATAGAGAGCCGCAGTCAAAAGGCGAAAGAGCTTTTGAAGAAGGCGCAAGCCGGCGACAAGGATGCTATTGAGAGCGTGAAGGAAACCTACGGTCAGCAGTTTTGGGATGATTTCGTCGTCCGTGGAGAAGCCGCTATTGACGAGCTGGCCGACAAGGAGCGAGCCGCCGCTCGCACCATATCGCAAGAGAAGGTTAACGACCTCGCGAAAAAGTATGTCTCTGAGGGCTACTTCCTCAACAACATTGACCTCAAAGAGTTTGGCGACAAGACAATCTTCCAATTGGATAAGATGCGTCAGCGCCTCCAAGCCTTCCTTGATAAAGAGCCTCTGACAATTAGCGCCGACTTCCAGGCAATAGTGAACGGTGCGGGTATTGACACAACGAAGCTCTACGCCACGAATGCCAACGGTGCGGTTACGAGCGATGTAGATATTGATGCCTTCGTGGATTCTCTGACCGAGGCTCAGAAGCAGGAGTTTGAGACAGAGATTGCCACGCTTCGGCTGATGAAAGCGACACAAAAGGCCGGCATCGGCTTCGACGACCTCTCGGAAGCTATCAAGAAGGTAGTGAGTGGAGACCTCGCAAATCTCACCGAAGAGGAAGGCAAGGCCGCTATGTCTCTTATCAAGGAGTATATCGGCGACTTTAAGCAACTCTTCTCTGCGATTGACGAGTATGCCGCCGAAGCTGGTAACAACGGCCTCTCTGCTCTTGCGAAGGGCTTTACCGAGGTAATGGATGTGCTGATGCCGATTGCCGAGCGTATGATGCAAGGCGATTGGATTGGCGCAATTATCTCCGGCGTAACCTCCCTTGCGACCAAGATATTTCAAGCTGCCACGGCTCAGCAGAAACTCGCCAATGCCATTGAAGAGGCTGCGGCCAATCAGCGCGTCCTCAACGCTGAAATGGCAATCTCTATGGGCGTTGACGGGGTGTTTGGCAAGGACCAATACCGCGAACTTATCAACGCCTACGACCAGGCCGCAGATGCGTACAAGGTTTGCGCGAACGACATTGCCGACGCGACAAAGAAACTCGGCGGCGGCGGCGGAAACGACAGTAACGGTTGGGCTACGGGTATCGGCGTAGCGGCCGGCGCGGGCCTCGGCGCTGCCATTGGCGTGTGGTTTTTCGGCGTGGGCGCTCTCATTGGAGCGGCTATTGGTGCTGCGGTCGGCTTGGTGGCCGGCGCAACCATTGATATTGTCAACGAGGTTGACAACTACACGCTGACCTTGCAGGAAATGGCCGACAAGATTGGCGCTCCACTTCTGACCGAGGACGGAGTGTTCAATAAGGAGACCTTGCAGAAGATTCTTGACACTTACACGGACCTCAACCAAGAGAGCGTTACCTTCATCAAGAATCTCATTGCCAATGTGGAGATTTTCGAGAAGTCTTGCGATGCCGTAGCGGAGACAATGACAGACATCTTCGGCGATGTGGCCGAGAGCGTGGCCGATGCCTTCATTACCGCATTCAAGGAATCCGGCGAGGCTGCTCTTGACTATGCCGACATCATTGACAACCTCGCTACATCCATTGTGAGAATGGTGATGAAGTCCGCTCTGTTGCAGACTATCTTTGACGAGGATAAGGCGAAGGAGGTGGCCCGCAAGCTTGTCTCCGGCGACCTCACGGGCGCTATCGGTGCAGTTGACGAGGCTATGCAGGAGGCGCAGTCTCTCGCCCCCGTGTTCCAGGAGTGGCTTGAATCTATGCAGGGCTACTTCAAAATGGGTAGCGGCGAGAGCGGCACTTCGCTGACTGAGGGTATGCAAGCGTTGACGGAAAGCACGGGCGACCTCTTGGCCTCCTACCTCAACGCTATTCGCGCCGATGTCTCCTACTCCAAGTCTCAGCGTGACACAATCATTGGTGTTGTCAACAGAATCGCGTCCTTGCTGCCTTCCACTCCGAAGCTTGGCGACTATCTCGCGAAGATTCAAGCCAACACCTTTGACACGGCGCAAGCCACACAAGACATCCTTTTGGAACTGAGGTCTGTAATGACGAACGACGGTGGAATGACTGCGATACGGGCCTATATGTAATAAACTGAAACCAATATTGCAATTTATCACACAAGATACCCTACTTTTGCACTATGGCGTACATACCGAATATTTCTAACTACAAGCCGTT